CTTTGGTGTTGTATTACTATCACCATAAATTGGTATTAAAAAGGTATTTGAATCTTGAGGCGATTGATAAAAAGTATAATTATCTCTAGCAACAGATTCGAATGGTGAAAAGTTTACTTTTTCATCTGGGCTATAATTATTGGGTGAGTCACCATATATACTATAATCTCTATTAGAACCACCAGGAGCAAATGTTTGAGATAATAATGACGCTATTTCAACTTTAGATAATCTAGGTCTAAAATCAATCGGTGGTACTGATTCGATTTTAAGATTATTAAAAACATTATATCCAGCTGGGTGAATTAAATCTGAATAAGATTGTCTGTAACTTTCAAATGGAATGTTTGTATTAATCTCATAAGCAAACTTATTATAATATTTTCCATCTTGAAGAACTATGTTACTAGATAGAACACTTTTATTTTTTTCTTGAGCATTGGCTGGTTTTGATATTAAAACCGAAAACTTTAAATTGATATTGAGAGGTGGATTAGTTTCAGTTGGATTTACAATAGAACTATCTATGTTTCTTCTTATTCGATAAGATATTTGTCCATCTCTTTTAAATTCGTCTAAACCATTTGATGTACCACTACCTCTTTCGATAATTTGGAATTTTAGAATCTGCCCTTCACTATCTGCGCTAATTACTCTAGCTTTAAAAGTTGATAATGGTTCATAGTCAAGAAAGAGAACATCGTTTAATTCATATCCTTTACCACCATCTATAACTTCAATCTCTTGCAGACTCTTATATGCTGATCCGTATTCAACTCCATTGAAATAAATTTTTTCATTTTCTAAAAATAGTCCAGCAGTAGTTCCAGCATCAAAATCAATGTTATGTAAAGTTTCATCGTATTGCTCAATAGTAAATCCTTTTACTTTTCCTTGAGCTAACACTAAACCAAATTCATTTTTTTGTTCAATGGTTTGTCCAACTATATCTTGAAGGTCAACACCATCAACTTTTTTGATTCTAATTGCTTTATTCTCGCTGAACCTAGAAGATGAAGTTTCGAAAACATTTTCCCACGGGTAATAGACTGTAACAACCTTATCATAAAATAATTGAAAGAAAATTATAATAGAACGTTCAGTACCTTTTAAATTATAATAATCAACTAATCGTTTAAGAAGAAAAGATTTCTGAACTACTGCTGAATCTGGTACTCCGGCTGCAACAGTCTGGGCTAATGCATCTAAGAATTTTTCATTAGTAAGTTGGTCTACATCACGATTCTTTGTAAGAAAATCAATGAAGGTAGTTGGATTAGCAGTCTCTGAATAATAGACTTTAAGAAAGTCAATGAGATTCTTCGCAGTTTCTCTTAACTGTTCAGGTACTAATTCATCAACTCTAATCTTTTCAAAGTTAGCCATTATCTATTTCTCTTAATATCCACCGCCATAGCTTCCGCCACCACCGCCAGGATTTTGAGGTTGACTTTGTCCGCCACCACCGGTACCACCACTTCCTCCACCAGTCTGACTACTTCCAGTTGCACCACTTCCACTTCCATAACTCGCAGGTCCACTAGGAGTTTGAGTATAAGTATCAGCAGGAGCGGTAGATGAAGCTGGAGCGCTGGTTGCTACATTAGCTGGAACATAATGAACATATCCTCTACTTTGATATTCTAAATGAAGTTCATACGTAGATGCATAATAAGCAACTCCTGTAGCAGGGTCATACATTGTATGAGGAACAAATACACCTGAGGCTAATGGGTTATAGGTTGCACCCCCACTTCCCGCAGGAACTGAAACATAATTTTCTGGTACGATTCCTGTTGAAACTGTTTGTGTATTACTATCAGCAACCAATAAACTCTTTGTGATATCTATTGATAATAGTTTGTTTGCTACACCAGGTATATCATAAGAAAGTGGAATAACAGTTAAATCGATATAAGTAGCGGAATCTACTCGTTGAGCATTAAGAGTTATTCTACCAGTTCTTGGGAAAAGGAATCCAATATTAGCATCTTCGACAACTTTATTGTTCGATTCATTGATATAATATCTACGAATGGTTCTCTTTTCAGTATCACCAGAAATTGGAGCATCATCAATAAAGTATGTTCTACCATTGTATCCCCACCCTGTTGATGTAATGAATGACCCTTGTTGACTTACGCTACCTAGAAGTCTAAAACCAAAATCAATTTCCTTACCTGCAGTTTCATTTAATAAAAAGTTAACTCTTTTATAAGAATAGATTTGACCTACTGAACCAGATATCGCAGAATTAGAATCATCAATAGCTTTTAAGAATTTAGAATATCTAAAATTATTTCCGTATTGCTGTAAGAAAGTATCGTTGAATCCTAAAACCGCATTTCGTATCCCGCTTTCTAGTTGAGCTCTAGTGAGAGAAGTTAATGATGAATTATATTTTGAAGTAATATTAAAATAGATAAATGTATAATCAGCGTCAACAACTTCTGGTGTTACTGTCACAACCTTTTTCTTATCTAAGTAATCTAAGATTTCTTTCTTCTGACCTTCAGTAAGATATAAACCAGATTTTGGTTTTACTGAAATAAATACTTTACCGAATTGAGGTGGAGTCAATGTTTGGCCACCATAAACAGTAACATCTTGTACATCTTGGATTGCCTCTTTTACATTCACCACATAATCAGCAGAGGTGACAGCTCGGTTCTGAGCAACGAAAGAACGAGGTGCATTAAATTGTATACTCTCAATAGATTCTCTATCTCCACCACCACTGGCATTACTTATAGTTGTGATAGCTCCACTACTTGCCAATGAAGTATTGGTTGGTAATGAACCAGTATAAGTAAATGTATTTGCTCCATTAGGACCAGTAAGTGAACCAGTTAGATATGTACATTCAATAATAGAATCGGCATTTGGTCTTTTACCAAAAACATTATTACCAAACTCTATTTGATAGAGACCATCATAATTTTCTTGTAGATAATAAACCTGTGACTCAGAAGTAACTTCGGATTCAACTCTGAATAAAGTATATGTGGTAGTCGCCAAAGATGTTGAACTATCTCTTACTATAACTTTGAGAGTACTGGTGTCAATAGTATTATCGGGTATAACGAATTTTTCGTTTTGTAAATTGTTAAAAAAGAATTTAGCGGTTTTAGAAGAACCTTCTCGAATTATAACTTCATCGAACTCGAAGTTACCAGTTGTCTCATTGTATCGATTCGAAACAGTGTCTGCCAGGGTTTGGAACGTATAGTTCACGCCATCGACAGAAGTAGTGAAGGTGGTACCTGAAGCTATCGTCGCAGACGATGCGGTACCCGACGTTCTCTGAAGTTTCACTGAGAGTGTCGCGCTCGCTGAGCTCACCGACTTAGGAGTATATCCGACAAGTTTAGCATGCGATACAACATTAGCCCTTACTTGTGCGGTATCAATAAAACTTTCATTCACAGCCATGTGAGCTGTGACAGCGTTGTAGTGAGTATTATATGCTAAGACATCAAGAAGATGATTCAGACCAGAACCTTCAAAGTCATAATCACTAAAGCTACTATCACTATTCTTCAAGTAACTCTTGAGATTATCTTTAATCTTTTTAAAATCTAATTCAGTTGTGTTAAGTTGAGTTGCCATTTTATCTTAATCTTCTTAAAAAGAATGATGTTTCTACATTTACATTTAATGAAACAACATTATAGTTTAAATGAACTATGTACGCATTACGATCTGAATCATCAAATATATTTACAATCACACCATTCACTCTCGGTTCTTGTTCTCTTAGAGTTGTCTCGATATTTCTTCTTAGAGCTTCAACGGTAAAAGGACTTACCAATTCAAATAATAAAGAAGTAACGTTACTTCCTATTTTTGATTGAAAAGGTCTATCTCCAAAGTTAGTAAGTATTAAATTCTTTACACTTTGTTTAACAGCGTCGATATCATTGATAGGACGAACGTCACCGGTACCAGGATGTTTCAGAAAAGATAGGGGTAAGTCCCTATATTTCTTTGGCATTGATATCGTTACCGAGTTTCTGTTATCTGTTAAAGCCATATTCTCTATTTATACTAACTCTGTGACTTATTGAGATGAATATTCTCACCATCTATTTCAATATCCTTTGTCACCGCAGTAATTTGTTTACCACCATACGTTTCAGTGACATTACCTGTTATCTTTTCTATTTTATTTCCAATGACTTCGACATTCCAATCACCAGTTATTTTTGTTCGGCATCCGCCTTCGATAGTCAGATTACATCCACCTTTTACAAAAACATTGTCACCTTTTGCGATTACTTTATAGTTCGCGCCTGTGATTACTTGAGATACATTTCCGTCTTTATCAATCTCTGTGAAAGTTTTGTTAGGACCTACATGAGAATAACGGTGGTTATCCTTAGTTGAATCGTATTCTATTACATTTGAATTATCGACAAATGCATGTACATGGTTCTTCGGATATTCTGGTTTAATGGTATCCGCACAAGAAATAAAATTCCATACAGGTACCGCGTCATTTGCTACAGAGATATTTGTATATGTCTTTTTGAGAATATCTTTTTCTAAGTAAGAAAAGCTACTTTGATAGTAAGGTTGGTCATTTTCGTCAAGCGAACTTCTGGATTCTCTTGGTATGTCTGGTTCATTCAGCAGCGCTTCTAGAGGGTACACGTTATCGGGGTCTTTAAATCCTGCAGGAGAATTTCGATTGATATCTGTTGACTTCGACGCTATACTTCCCATCACGAGAGGGTCTTGAGCCGATGTACCATCTCGAAAGAATCCTACTACCCAAGAACCTGGAAGCAGGCCGGTAGAAGAATTACCTACTCCTGTCATAGACGCGCTTGTGACTCCATTCATTACGGTAGCCCATGGCAGAGCTTCTGTCTGTATTAAATTCTTATCTTTCGTATGATAGCCGAAACATCTCACACGAACTCTTCCCATTTGTTCGGGGTCTTGTATATCTTCGACGACTCCTAGAAACCAGACGAACTTATGTTGGGTTGCGTAATCTTCTGCACTCATACTTCTATTCCTAAACTATCACGTTTCACTCGTGCGTTAATATAATATTCTCCATTTGTAAAGGTGTGAGTCACCGCGGTAACGAGATACTTTCCACTCATAGATTTATCGATATATTCCTCGTCTTCATTTTCTTGAGGGTCTATCGATTTGGGAAATGTAATATCTATCATCTTACCAGGATTGAACTCATAGTCACCATATATCTTCACCTCGTGAGTCATTGTTTCGAGACACTCGGTAAAAGAACGATTCTTCTGTTCATAGCTCGCGCGTAGTTGATTCGTATTCTTTGAATCGGTTCCGTAAGCCAAAGAGTTTAAAGAGACCCTCGAAAGTCGCGCGTCATATCTCTCATTAAGCGATTTGTCTGAAATTTTAGCCTCAGCAGTAAATGGCTGATTTCCTATCCTAGGCATTTCCTCTATATTATAGCCATAGTCTTTCGTGTTTGCAGTCTTCGTTGCGATATCTATCGTTTCCATAGAAGAAGCATATGCCCCCGCTTGCGATTGAAATAATTTACCGAAACGCAGGTTAGACGCACAGTTTAATATACGCCTCGCACGCTGTTTATAATCATCAAGAGACTGAGGGTTATGAGAAAAGAATCTATTGTCTTCGTATTTGCCATGAACTTTTTCTTTAATGAGTTCCGAATAGAATTTCAAATGAACCTTGCCATCTATTGTCTGATATACATATAGAGGAGATTCGGTTTCGTTCACGGTTCTCGAGCGAAACCATTCCAAAACCTTTATAGCTTTCATTCTAGGAATTACTCCTTTCGCAGCCGTAATACCATCTATTGGTCGTTCGAGATTTTTTTTCTGTAACCCATTCTCTGTCAATAGTTTCTCTATCTCGTCTAGAAGAGGACCATCAAAAGAACGAGTTACTTCGTTTAAACTCATAGAATACGCATGTTCTGATATAGCATTCAACGTAATCGCAGAAACGTTCGGTCTTGTTTCGTCTTTACCATATAGAGGATACTCAGTTACTATGAGATTCAACTCTATTCTCTTCGGGTCAGCATCGTCACTAAAGTCTTTTCTCTCTAAAATAATATGAATTTTTTCTTGACCAATCAAAGGAAAGTCTTCGACTAGATTTGCGCTGTCCTGTATAGAGATACGGCAAATCACTGTGGGACTATAAAGAGACTCAACGAAAGACAAGCTTGTAACGATGTTCGTTATATCTAAGCTATTACTGCTGCCAACTGCGGCGATAGCACATTTCTTAATATTATAGCCACTAGGAGTCATAGCCGCTCCCTCTGGCCCCATCTGATTACTAACTACCGACATACTCTTTATACACCTCGGCGAACTCTGTTATATACTCTCTCTTTATAACTCGTATTGGTCGCTTCTCTTCGTTCTCATCTTCTAAAAATTCGTTATAGGTATACGGATTGCTCGTCGCAGAAGTACTCAGCGCATCATAGATAGTCTGTCTAGCATCTCCTGTTCCCTTATAATAGTACGGTGCCTGCCACGCCGCCGCCCACGCATTAGTACAACCCAGCAGCTGCAACCGTGAAACACTCTCTGTGGACTCTTCTGGCTCGGTGTTCAACTCTATAGTAAACTTGCAAGTATAATCATTGATAGTAGTAGTCGCGGTGCTGTTAGCGATATAGTTCTTAATGAGCTGCGCATTCGCTCCTGGCTTTATCCATACTTGGTTGCGCTCCGAATCGATGCGGTGTATCACCCCTGTATTGGTCGTTGAGTCGTACATCTGTCTGTAGGAGCCGCTAATAAGAACCCCAATGCTGAGGCTCGAAATCGGATTTGCATATCGATTTATCTTCCTAAAAGATGTTGGCTCTAATTCAAAGACGACATACGGGTCATAGTCTTCTTCTCTTTGTCGTACCATCTCTGAGTAACTGAGCGGCCATTGAGTATAGCCGTCTTTAAGGAAATCGTTGCTCACAAAGAGAGTCCAATACAGCGAATCCTTACCATATAGCTTAGAAGAGACTTGGTCTGGTCTCTCACCGTCCTGTATATAGTAATTCTGATATGCAGAAGCTTCTGGTATTATCTTTTCGTTCACATCAACGTTACGAAAGATATCTCTTATCTCTATGAGGTTTCCGTCTCTCTTTAAATCGTATGTAGTCTTAGGAAATTGTTTAAAGAAACTCATGTTATTCTGCTTCCGGTATTTGTGGTGTTGGTGTCGGGTCAATGGCTACTGAAAGAGTAGGGCGACCGGTCTCGGGGTCTATTCCTCTATTCTGTAGCTTATCGTTCTCCATATCGGCGATATCCTTTCTCGTGAGTGCGCGAGTCTCTTGAAAGTTTAGTGCTATGTCGACTTCGGTAGGTGCTCCATCGTGATAAAATGTATTAGAGTCTGGGTTAATAGACGTCGTGACTCCTGTAAGATATGTAGAAAAGATTCGTGGTATATGCGCGGTCTCTTTAAATCCTCCGTTCTTGTCTGGCGTGTAGAAACGAATGAGCCATAATGGTGGAAAGGCTAACATAAATCCTGTGGCTTCGTTCACGAGTTCTGCATAAGAATAATGACGAAAACGTTCGTGAATCTGTCGAATGAGCTCTGCTTCTTCCTTACTTTTCGCTATCATCTTAAAAGAGAAAGAGAATGTACGGACACCGTGTCCTGTAAAGACGGTGTTAGTATTCGGATTCTTCACAGAGCGTGTCACCAGTTTTAACTGGTCTGCATATGGATTGACGGCTCGAGTGATAACTGCAGCTTCACTGGCTTTCATGTTGAATAATCTACCAATGACTCCTCCTGTACCAGCTACACCAGCAGCAACTCCTCTTGCAAAGGAATTACCTGCTCCTTTATCATATGCTTCTTGAATCTCTGTAGCCAGAGCACCGCCTAACGCTCCTAAAGAGAGTTCACTATAGTTAGCAGAATCAGAGAATGTTACGCCAGGTGGCACTGGAAACCAGGTATCCAGAGTTGTTGGCTTTCCGTCTTTCTGAGTAAAACACGTAAAACAAACGCAAGGTCTAGGATTACCTGCCATCTCTTCGGGGAAAATCAATCCACCTTGATTGTCGGAAGCTCCTACCTTTGGTCCACCACCAACAAGATTCGTTAATTTAGTCGATATCTCACCAAGTTGACCGCTCACATTATCGAGAGCTTCTTTTCCAACATCGCCAAGGGCGCTTCCTACTTTTCTTAACATATTTTGTTTTCCTATAAATAGATTTGTATACAGTTATTTATAAGGAAATTAGCATGGCATATAGTGGAAGATACTCAGTGAGAAATAAGAATAAGTACGAAGGTGATGCGAGTCGTGTCATCTTTCGTAGTTTATGGGAAAGACAGGTGTTCAAGTGGATAGACGAGAACCCTTCGATAGTGAAATGGTCAAGTGAAGAAGTAGTGATACCTTATCGTTGTCAAACAGATAATCGAATACATCGCTATTTCATCGACGTGAAGTTAGTAATGGAAGATGGCAAGACATATCTTGTTGAGATAAAACCAAAGAGCCAGGCTAAACCACCAAAGACTCGTCGTAAGACAAAGAAGTATCTTCGAGAGGTGATGACATATGCAAAGAATGAAAGTAAATGGAAAGCAGCAAATGAATATTGCGCTGATCGTGGCTGGAAGTTCTTAGTATGGACTGAAGACCACCTCAAAGAACTTGGAATTAAATTATTGACTCCTTTAAGGTAGTAAACTAATAAATAGAAGATGGCACAGTACCATCTAGATAAAGTAAAGTTTAATTCGAATAATAACATACAATTCGAAGCTTTCTTGTCCGCCATGAATGGCTCGGTTGGCCATTTTCCTTTAGCCAATGGTCAGATAAATGGTATCTCACACATTAATAAGTTTGGCTATAGTGGCAGTATCAGTTCTTTAAGTACTATTTGGGACGGCTCTAACATCTATACATATTCTAGTTCTGCTGGAGAAGTAACTATAGCCGGTAACAGTGCTGATGATTCTGCTGTCATTGAAGTTCAAGGATTGGACGCAAATTACAATCTTGTTACTCAAGATATCACGCTCGATGATGAAGGTGATGGCACTGGAACAACCGAACTAATTAGAGTTTTCAGAGCAAGAGTAAAAACACCAGCTGACGGACAAACAACTAATGCTGCTGACTTAAGCATTCGTATTAGCGCACAGCAAAGAGCAAGGATACTTGCAGGTAATGGACAGACATTGATGGCAGTTTATACTGTCCCAGCAGGAAAGACCGCATATCTTTTGAATATTACAATGTCTGTTGATAAGAACACCGACGTAATTTATAAACTATTTGCTCGACCGTTTGGTGGTGCATTTAACTTAAAGGGTCAATTTGGTACATTTGGTACCCCACTCGACCACCATTATCCTGTGCCTCTTAAATTTGAAGAAAAGACCGACATTGAAATACAAGCAGATGCAGGAAGTAGTTGTGGCGGTGGAGCAACTTTTGATTTAATTTTAGTAGATAATCCAACATAATGGCAGTAAAAAAACCAAGTCCAAAACTGGCTAATTTAATTAAAAAATTAAATAAGTTAGGATATGTCAAAGTAGTAGCATTAAAGTCAAATGTTGCTGCTATCTACGTTCCCAAGAGCGACCGTGTTATTGAATTAAAGAATGTAGAAAGAAGACTCAAAGGAAATTATGCAACAGATGGTAAAGCTCAGAGACTAGCTGGTTCTTCCATTGGTGGAGTATATTTAAAAGATGGTTTGATAGTCGGAGCAAAACCCGATGCATCTAAGTCTCTTAATACAGACCAACAAGAAACTCTACAGGGTATATTCATCGCTGCAAAAATGATGAATCCAAAGACTCAGTATACTATGGGTGACCTTCAGGCAGCTCAAAAGAACGTTCAATCAAAGTTTGGTATTGACGATCTGTTTGAGATAGCAGGAAAGGGTTGGCTAGAATCATCTCGATTGGCTGCAGAAGCTACATATGACTTTCTTGGTAGACAGAGATTCATAGTATGTCAACGATCAAAATCAAAATTTGTTGACAATATCAGTAAAGCTGCCAATAGATTGATTAAAGAATCAGGCAAATCAATGGGTATTGATAAGTGGAATCCAGCTGATATTTGGTTAGTTAAGAAGACTCTATTGAATCATAACTTCAAACAATATACATCAATAATCGATTTAAATGAGTTTCTTTATAAGTCATATAAGTCAAAGGATATAGTTGGTGTATCTCTCAAGGCAACCAAAAAGAAAGCGACCGTCAAGATATTCAATGATGGAATTGCACAAGAGTTCAAGTATGAAGGTTATAGAGCTGGCGCTTCTTTCGTAAAAGCTATGGGTAATGAAATATTCTTTACTGGTGGCAAGATAACCTTCCGATTGTTTGGTCGTCCTGCCGATGTGATTGGAGAGATTAATGGTAAACATGCTGCTGGTGGTAAAGTCGGTGGTGGTCCTTTATTCAGAATAATGACAGAACATG